GAGGCCCATGCCCTTCCCCTGAAATACATTCGAAGAAGTCCCGACTATCGCAGCTAAGCGGTAGTCGGGACTTCTTTGTTTTGGATTAGTGGTAATCTCCCGGAAGAAGTGCATGTCGCTGGCGGTCGGGCCGGACCTCTGTTAGCGGAGGTATCCGATGTTCAAGCACATGGGTGGGAGCCGATTCCCGCTCGCTACCGATTACGAGGACCAGTCCCCGGACGAGCTGATTTTCCCGGAAGATCTGAACACTCTTTCCGATGAGGAAGTAACGAATCTTCTGTCCGCTGCTACCGAAGCGTTCCGGGATATCTACGGTGACGGTTCTGGTCTGACCGAAGAGCAGGTCGAAGCGCTGGCAGGTCTCAAGGACAACATTGAGCGCGTTCGCACCGAGGAAACTGCTCGTGAGCAGAAGGCCGCAGAGCGTGCTCAGGAAGCCGCAGACTACGCCGCTGCTGCGGGTATCAACGTGGACGAGGACACGAGCGACTCGGGCACGTTCGAGGCCGGGACCGGGGATGTGGCTCCCGAGGGCACCGCTACGGGTGACGAAACGGGAACCGACGTCGAGGACGCCCCGGGGGATACCGGTGCTCCTGCGGACAACGCGGGTGACGCCCTGACCGCTGGCGCCACTCCGACCGATCGGCGCGTCTCGCTTCGTAACCTCCGGCGTCCGCGTCAGGCGCGTCAGCCGCGTCAGGAGCGCCCGGTGGATAAGTACGGTAACCGCGACGCTCGGGACATCCTCAAGGCCGCTCCGAACGTTCCTGGGCTGGTCTCGGGTCAGGGTGTGGATATCCCTACCCTGGCTACGGCCATGGATACCCGGATTCGCTCGTTCCCGCTGGCGAACTACCAGTCCGCTGCGAAGCGCGGAACCCGCCTTCGTGAGCAGCACAATCTGGCCGTGATCCAGAAGCCGACCGACTCGCGGCTCACTATCACGTCGAACGACCCCCAGCACGTCAACGATGTTCTGGAGTACGCGCGCAACGAAAAGGCGCTCGAAGGTGGCTCGCTGGTCGCGGCCGGTGGTTGGTGTGCTCCCTCGGAGACCATCTACGACCTGTGCGAACTGGAGTCGCGCGACGGTCTCCTGTCGCTGCCGGAAATCACCATTACCCGTGGTGGTCTCCAGTACACGCAAGGGCCGGACTTCTCGACGATCTTCAACAACTCGGGCTTCTGCTTCACCGAAGCGGATGACATCGAGGGGGACTACGACGGCGAGGGTGGCCCCAAGCCGTGTTACCGGGCGGAGTGCCCTGGATTCCTGGACGACCGTCTGGGCGTGTGCGGCGTCTGCGTCGAGTCAGGCATTCTCCAGTCGCGCGGGTTCCCGGAGCTTCTGGCTCGGTCGATCCGTGGTGTTCTCGTGGCCCACGACCACCGGATCTCGGCTCGCCTCATCAACGAGATGATCAACGGATCGCCGAACCCGAACGGTCACGACGGTTCGACGGCGGTCACGATGCCCTCCCCGCAGGTCGGCGCTACGGCTCCGATTCTGACGGCGATCGAACTCCAGGCCGAGCACATGCGGTACCTGAACCGTATGAGCCGTACGGCGACGCTGGAAGCGATCTTCCCGTACTGGGTGCGCGGCGTGATCCGTGCCGACCTCTCGCGCCGTCTCGGTGTGGACCTGCTCAGCGTCTCGGATGCCCAGATCGCCGCGTGGTTCACGCAGCGCGGTATCGCTCCGCAGTACGTGTACGACTGGCAGGACATCGCCACCACTCCGGCCTCCGGCTTCACGGAGTACCCGACCACGGTGGACTTCCTGCTGTACCCGGCGGGTACGTGGATGCGCGGTTCGGCCGACATCATCACGCTGGACAACATCTATGACTCGGTGAACCTGGGCGTTAACGACTTCATCGCCCTCTTCACGGAGGAAGGTCTCATGACGATCAAGATGTGCCACGACTCGCGCGTGGTCACTGTGAGCATCTGCCCTGACGGTGCCACCGGGGCGGGCGTGGATATCGCCTGTGACGGAACTGCCGCTGAGTGATCTGAATTAGGGTGGCTCGGCTTCGGTCGAGCCACCCTAATTCAGGTCCCCTATCAAGGAGGGCCGTTATGGCTTTTGCACCCGCGACGGTAGTCGATCCGATCGCGCGTTCGGCGCTGCCGTACGGGCTGTTCTCGGCCCTCGCCCCGCGTCCTGCCGGGGATCTTCGCTGGACGAATGGTGTTGTCTGGGAACCCCTGACCTGTGATCCTGCCTCTGGTATTGGTGATCCGGAGTGTGAGGAACCCGAGGATCAAACAGTTGCTATCGGGCTGCCTAAGCAATTCCCCCCGGGGGCTGGTGTTGATGACGCCTCTTCCTTCGCGGTTTATGGGTCCTACGTCTGTACGCCTACTGGGCACACGGTCGAATGGGCCCGGGATCGCGCGACGGAACACCTGCTCGCCCGCGAGGAAGCTCGCGTTGAACAGGCGCTCTGGACCGGGGACCTGGGCAATGAGCCAAACTTCTCGACGGGGACACTCCAGACGGGGGCAGCCGTTCCGATCGCGGTAGCTATCGCGATGGCGGAGCAGGACATCGCTGAGAACTACGGGTCTCTCGGAGTCATCCACATGTCTCGTGGAATCGCTCAGCGCGCCTTGTCGGAACGGGCCCTGGTCACGGTAGGAACTCGGCTGTTCACGATGCTGGGAACTCCTGTGATCGCGGGTGCGGGATATCCGGAGGCGTCACCCATCGATGGAACCCCTGGTCTCTACATCGTGGCTTCGCCCGCGTTGATGCTGTACCGCTCGGAGATCTTCTACCCGTCCGATCGTCCCGGTGATCTACTCGACCGTGGGCAGAACAACCTGCACGCCGTGGCCGAACGGAACTACTTGCTCGGATTCGATGAATGCCCTGGGATCTACGTATATGAAGTGGAGGAGCTGGTCTGATGCCGATGGATCGGTTTATGCGTGTGATCCGCGATCGGAAGAGCACCGCCGAGGACGTCCAGGCGTTCGCTGAGGCGCTGAGGGTGCTTGACCCGGTAGAAGTTCCCTCGGAACCCGTGAACGAGCCGGAGACGGCCGTACAGGAGACAGAGACGGTGCAGGATGCCACGCCGGTTCCGGAACCCGAGCAGGAGCCCGCGCCCGAGCTGGAACAGGTGAAGGTCGAGAAGCCGAAGCGGACCCGTAAGCGCAAGCCGCCGGAGAAGAAGGATTCTCCCCCGGAACAAGAGAATGACGTCGTGGATATGCTGCTCGGGTAGCTATTCACATGAATAACCTGTAGCAGGATGTCGCTGGCGGACGGGCCGGGCCTCTGACAAAGAGGACACATCATGACCAAGTGTTTTATCCCCGTCTTGGGCAAGCGCATCCGCGTTACGGCATTGGACGAATGCGGAAATCTGCCCGCCTCTGGCAACCCTTCGTCTGTTGTCGAGACTGACGGATTTATTTCTCTCACGCTCACTTCGGAAATCGAAGAGGGCACCGAAATCATTACGCGCAAGGCCGATGGCTCACTGTGCGTGAACGAACGGACCTCCGATTCCTTCAAGCGGTTCACACTGGAAATGGAATTCTGTGGTGTGGACCCGGACCTGCTTTCTCTCGTAACCAACGCCGAGCCGTACCAGGACTGGGACGACGAAAATGCTGGTATCACCATTGCAGAGGGGACTGTAGACAAGAAGTTCGCCCTGGAACTCTGGACCGGGCTGTCTGGTCGTGCCTGTGAGCCTGGTGACGAGGAAGCCAGTGGGTACATGCTGCTGCCGTTCGTCAACGCTGGTGTTCTGGGCGATGTCGAGGTGACCGGTGAGGATGCCATCACGTTCAGCCTCACGGGGGCATACACGCGTGGTGGCAACGCGTGGGGTACTGGCCCGTACGAGGTGCTGATGAACATGGGCGTGCCGGACGTCCTGCCGACCGCGCTCGACCCGTTGGACCACCTCCTGCTGGTCGAAACAGGCGTCGCTCCCCCGCCGTCCGCGTGCGGTTTCGTACCGTTCATTCCTGCTGAGTAAACTATTCACACGAGAGCCAGACCGGCATACTTTTAGATGCCCAGGAGCCGGTCTGGCTCTCGCCTAAGTGCCACAGGAGGCACCACTCATGGCGACATTGAATGACCTTCTGGCACTACTGCCGGATAATACGAGCGGCGATATCAGCGCGGCCGACATGCGTTCCATCGTGACGGATATCTGGAGGCGCACGGACGGTACGGACCCGATCGATGGGCTGCTGTTCGATACGAATCCCCCAGTACCCGCGCACACGCCAGGTCACATGCATTGGAACGCCTCCGAGGGAATCCCGGAGGTGATGACCAACATCACCGGCGTCATCCTCCAACTGGGGCACGAACTGTTTGCCGAGGTGCGGAACAACTCGGGTGCGGCGATCCCGAACGGGCGTGCGGTGCGGATCACAGGCGGGATCGGAACGCGCCCCACGATCGGACTGGACAACGGGGAGGGCGGCATCCTCGGGCTGACGACTCACGAGATCGCGAACAACTCCAACGGGAAGGTCACGCTGTTCGGGCTGATTCGCGACGTGAACACGTCGGCCTTCTCCGAAGGGGACGTGGTCTACTCCTCGTCCACGGGGACGCTGACAACCTCGATCACGTCCTCCTTCGTCGGGTACGTTACGGACTCCCACGTGAGCAGCGGCACGATCCTTGCCTCACGCCTGCGGACCGACGCGGCAGCAGGCACCACGGCTCAGCGGCCCACCACCCGCGCCCTGGGGTTCCGGTACTTCGACAACGACCTGGGGTTTCCGATCTGGTGGAACGGTGCGGACTGGGTTGACTCCTCAGGTTCGGTGGTGTGATGCCCGCCTTTTCTGCCGCGTTTAGTTCCGCCTTCGATGCTGTGATCCTTACTGAGTCGACTGGTGAGGCTCCCTGCTCGTGGCCGATTAATCACAGTGCGTGCGGAGGAGTTCCGTGCGAAGCGCTGACATCCCTGCCCGCCTCGGGACAAGCGGCGTTCGAGGAAATGGCCTCAACGTATCTGTGGAACTGGACTAACCAGCAATACAGTCTGTGTGATGTCGTTTTGCGTCCGTGTAAGCAAGGCTGCTGGGAGAGCGGAGTTTCTACCTTCTGGGGATTCGGAGGTCCGGCAGCTCAAATCGCCGGACAAGGAAATCTTGGAGGACGCGCACCGTTTACTCCGGTGCTTATCAATGGCCAGTTCTTCAATATCGGGTGCGGTCAGTGCGGGGACTCGTGTGGGTGCGGGGGATCTAATGCTCTTCGCCTTCCTGGCCCCGTGTCCTCCGTGAGTGAGGTTCAGATCAACGGGGAGGTCCTTGACTCGAACTCGTACCGCGTAGACAACAATCGTCTCCTTGTACGCACGGACGGGAACCGCTGGCCTACCTGCCAGGACATGGACGCGCCCCTGGGTTCGGAGAACACGTGGTCCGTCACGTATCAGCAGGGTAAGCCGGTCCCTGTCGGGGGTCAGATCGCTGCCGGTCTCCTCGCGTGTGAACTCGCGAAGGCAGCGTGCGGGGACAAGTCCTGTGGCCTGCCCCAGCGTGTCCAGTCGATCACCCGGCAGGGTGTGACGGTAGCGGTGCTCGACGCGTTCGACGATATCGATACGGGCCACACGGGTATCTGGTTGATTGACTCGTGGGTGGCCTCGGTGACGAAGCGCCCGCGCCGATGGCGAGTGCTCTCCCCAGATCGTCGTCAACCTACGGTGGGCCGAGTTCAGACCTGGCCGTAATACGGGGAGATAAGCTCCTTTCATGGCTACTCTTCCCGATGTTCTGAGCCCGACCATGGAAAACCTCTTGGCGTGCGCCAACGGTGCGTTGATCGAGGCCGACGTTCCTGTTGGTAAGGCGTTCCTGAATCCGGGACTTGAGATTCCGTGGGATAACTGCTGCGAAGATCAGGGACAACTGTGGGTTCGTGTACTCCAGATGTACCCTTCCAGGTCATTTCCTGCTCCGGACCAGACCGCCGCATCGTGTAATCCAATGTTCTGGACGGCTCAACTCGGCGTAGGAACTCTCCGGTGTGCGCACACCGTGAACGACCACAACGAGTTCCCCACGCAGTGCGAGATGACCAGCGATGCTCTCCAGATGACGCGGGATGCCGCGCTCCTCGAAACAGCGATCCGATGCTGTTGGGCTCCGCCGATGGAGAAATTCTTGATTGAGCGGTGGGTTCCCCTCAGCACCGAGGGTGGCTGTATGGGTGGGGAGTGGACAGTCTTCGTCGCGCTCCCGTCGTGCTCTTGCCCCAGTGACCCGCCCGCCCCTGTTCCCGTGGAGTGCTGACATGGCTCGCACCCGAGTTCGAGTTCGTATTGATCATCTGGCAATCCGGAGAGTAGTTAACGAGCCCGGTGGGGAAGTGGATCTTGCTGTGCGCCGTATGGCGGGGAAGGTTCGTGACCGGGCCAAGCAAAACCTGACCAGGGACGGCTCAGTAGATACAGGACGTCTACGGAATTCCGTGGTTTCCCAACGCCTCCCGTCAGGCCGCAACTCAGTCGTCTATGAAGTGGGTACGGACGTCTTCTACGGAATCTTCCTGGAACGGGGTACCCGAGATCATGGGCCGCGACGCGCCCGAGTACTCCGATTCAAGCCGAAGGGTTCTTCCAGCTTCGTCTTCGCAAGACGTGTTCGAGGCATTCGGGCTACTCGTTGGTTGAGTCGAGCATTGCGCTCACTCACGATCAACGACGTAGTTCGTTGAACCAGGTAGTCTCTCATCTATGGCTGAAACTCTCTCCTTTACTACGGCTACCCGTAACAAGAAGCCCATTCCGTTCGTGTTGGACGGGACGACGTACGAGTTCACTCCGCCGAAGCAAACGGCGATCTTCCTGGAACTGATGAACGGTGGAAACGGAGCCGCCATCACGAAGAAGGCGTTCGACTGGTTGAGTGACGGTCTCCCGGAAGAGCAGAACGATAAGCTGGTCGAGCGGCTTCGTGATCCTAACGACGACTTCGACTTGCCCGACCTCCGGAAGATCCTCGAAAAGCTCCAGGAAGCGGCTGCTGGGGGCCCTACTACGTGACGTTCCGACTCGTTGATCTCGCCAATAATCATTGGCGTACGTTCGACGGGTGGGCTGCGTCACGGAACGTAGAGCCGATGGAACTCCCCATCGATCGCTTTTTGAACCTCGTCTACCACTGGGCAATTCGAAACGCTCAAAGTGAGAACGATGTTAGTAAGTTTGATAGAAGATTGTGGGTTCCTCCCAAGGGCGTGGAACCCCCGGAGGAGTCCCCGTGGTCAGCACAGAACGAGACGAGCGCGTTTCAGGCTCTCAAGAAGGCCCTGAACGCAGACGGTAAGGCTCCTGGTCAACAGGTGGCTACGGGGTAATCTGGTAGAGGTACGCCCGGATCGCGCGACCCAGGAAGTAGAGGAGGTGTGATCCGGGATGGTTAGCCTCGGTGAAGCCGTGGTCGAAGTCGGGGCTGACGGTGGGCAGTTTACTCAGGATGTACGCGGGTTCCTCCAGGACTCTCGGAGTCAGTTCGCCCGAGGCGGGGACGCCGCCGGATCTGATTTCGGGGGAGGTCTTAGCAAGGGGGTCAAGGCTCCTCTTGCTGGAGTTGCGGCAATCGCCGGAACGGCTTTCGCTGCTGCTGGCGTAGCTGCTGGAGCCGCGTTCATCGGCGGTCTTCGCGAAGCAATGAGCCAGGAAGACGTCAACGCCCGACTGGAAGCGGCCCTCGGAGCGACCCCGGAACAGGGAGAGAAGTTCGGGAAGCTGACGGCCGACCTGTACAAGGACGCCTTTGGTGAGTCTCTTGGAGAGGTGTCTACCGCTGTTGAGAACGTCGCTGCGGCTTTCCCGAAGCTGGGTGAGGAGGCTGGTAAGGGGTTACAGGAAGCTACTGAACACGCTCTGAACTTCTCCAAGATCTTCGGAACAGACGTCGAAAGCGCGGTGTCGGCCGCCTCCGTCACGATGTCTTCCGGTCTCGCTTCGGATGCGGAAGAAGCATTCGACCTCATGACTGCCGCATCCCAGCGAGTCGCCCCGAAATTCCGTGATGACCTTCTTGAGTCGGCTACTGAATACGGGACGTTCTTCAACACCTTGGGGATCGATGGTCCCCAGGCTTTCGGGCTGCTGGCTAATGGTGCTGAACTAGGCCAATTCGGTATCGACAAGGTTGGCGACGCGATCAAGGAGCTGACCATCCGTGCTACGGACGGTTCGACCACGACGGTGGACGCCTTCGATGCTATCGGTTTGAACGCCGCGAACATGGCTACCAAGATCGCTCAAGGCGGCGAGGGGGCTAACGAAGCATTCGGACAGATCGTTAAGGGTCTTCAAGGTATTGAAGACCCGGCGGAGCAGGCGCAGACAGCCATCGGACTGTTCGGCACTCCCCTTGAAGATTTGAACGTTGCGCAGATTCCCCAATTCCTGGACGCCCTGTCTAGTGGTGAGGATGGACTAGAAAATTTCGACGGGGCAGTCACCCGTGCCGGGGACACCTTGAATGACACTGCGCAAACACGGCTAACTGCGTTTACCCGGGGTATTCAACAAGGATTCGTTGAACTCATCGGTGGACAGGTGCTTCCGGTGTTCGATCAGTTTATTCAATCTCTTTCCACGGGTAACGCGTCTATGAGTGGACTATCCTCCACTCTCACTAACGCTCAACCGTTTATTACCGGCGTGTCCGACGCATTCATGTCCGCTTGGGAAGCTGTTCAAGGATTCTTGGTTCCGGCTCTGACCAACGTGAAGGAAGTATTTGAGCGAGACGTACTCCCTGCGATTAATGAATTCCTCCCGGTAATTCAACCTGTCGTTGAGTTCTTGGTTAAGGATTTCGTTAACGCCATCGGTTCCGCTTTTACTCTGATTGCTGATGTTGTAGCCGCTATCTTGAAGATCTTTTCAGGTCTTCTCACCTTCCTTACCGGCGTATTCACCGGAGATTGGGAAAAGGCGTGGGAGGGTGTTAAGAAGATCTTTGAGGGTGTGTGGGATGTCGTGCTTGCGGTATTCAACTTCGTTATTAATAGAATCACTGGGCAATTCCGGTCTCAGGTATCCCAGATTCCGGGGATCTGGAGTAACGCGTGGAACTCCCTTGGTCGCATCGTTTCTAACGCTCTGAGCAATGCCCGAAACGCTGTGATTCAGCGAGTGGTTAATATCCTCTCTGTTGTCCGGTCCCTCCCTGGGCGCATTAAGTCTGCTCTGGGTAATCTGGGTTCTCTTTTGTACAGTGCGGGACAACAAGCGATACAGGGACTCATTAACGGAGTCAGGTCGTACTTCGGGAACCTGGCGTCGGCCGCAGCGGGCGCAGCTCAGACGATCCGTAACTACTTCCCGTTCTCCCCTGCTAAGGAGGGTCCGCTCTCCGGTACGGGAAGCCCTGAACATTCGGGAGAGGCTATTGCCCAGATGCTGGCGAGTGGGATCGAGAGGAACGTCAACCTTCCCGCCCAGGCTGCTTCGAATGCCCTTGCCCCGCTCTCCCCTACGGGTAGTGCCCTGTCCCCGTTGACGCGGGCACCCTCCGGATCACCTGCTCCTCCGGTGAGCGCCGGGGCGCAGCCCGCTACGTCGCCTGCCTCGATACAGGTAAATCAAAACTACTTCGGCCCGACGACGAGCGGCGGACGGTTGCGCGAGATCGACTGGACGATCCGTTACGCGGTAGCAGCTAGGCAAGAGACCGGAGCTGGGGAGGCGTTCGCGGGATGACCGGAAACAGCGGACAGTGGCGATTGGCGTTCTGGCAAGGGGATTCAGATGGACCCCCCGACTTGCTGCCAAGTTATCTCGACTTCGATGCCCTCGGGTGCCTGAACGCTCCGCCTACTGGTCTCGGTAATCCTCCCCTCCGCCCTGGAGATCGGGCCAAGGTTCAACGCGACGGCACGTCGATGTACGGAGACTGGTACGAGTCACGCGCGGTGTCGTTCACGGTGACCTTCCAGAACGACGGATGCCCTGGATGCCCTGGAGTACGTCAGAGGGTTGCTCAAGTCATGCGTT